CGTAAAGTTATTTTCTGTGAGATAGTGAATTCCATTCACTTACATGGTAATAATATTTACGGTTGGAATCATTCCTTAACATCTGGAAATCCTGGTACTGCTGTTATTAATACCCTTTACAATGTTTTGAGTATGATGTACGTTTTCTGTAAAACTACTGACTATTCTCCCTCTTTTTTCTTTGATCATGTATATATGGTTGCATATGGAGATGATAACATCATTAACATGTCCGACTTTATTTGTCCTATTTTTAATCAAGTAACCATAACTCGTGGTTACGCTGACATTGGAATGGAGTATACTGACGAAGACAAGACTGGTAATATTGTACCTTATCGATCTCTTCCTGAGATTAGTTTCTTAAAGAGAAAGTTTAGGTATGATACAGACTTGTGTCGTCATGTCGCTCCCTTAGACCTTGACACGATACTTGAAATGACGATGTGGGTCAGAGGAGATTTAGATCACAATGCTCGGTGTGCCATTAACATTGAACATGCATATCGTGAACTCGCTATGCATGGTCGAGATGTTTTTGAACATTGGAGTGTGATTCTAGATAAATTGGCTCACACCCACCTGACGAATCCTCCCATCCTATATGATTATCTTGATTATGTAGGACAAGAATTTGAATGGTAAAGGCTCCCGGAATAGGGCTCTCTGTCTATGGTGTAAAGTATGAGAGCAGCAAATCCCGAATCCGGGTAGTAACAGACGAGGGCTATTTAGCTCGATTACACACTGATGCGTCTATAAATATAAGTCCTGTGTAACACCCATCGTTCAGGTGGAATGAGTGAACCACTTGCTAGATGTAAAAATCACCCACTTGCTACAACTAATAAAGAATCCTCAAGTCCTTCCGGAACTACATCCGGATTCTCTGACGATGGAAATCTCGCCAATAAGAATTCTATGAATACTATTGGCGATGTTTCCACTGCTATTGCCCAACCCGATGTTACACCAGAAACCCGTTCGCAGGAAATTACCGGTTTCATTGATGATGCAACAACTATGAATGCTAGTCTGCCCCATTTAGTTACTCCTTCTTCTACAGTAATTAGTGACTCAATGGAGTCTAGAGTGCATACAATAGTTGATGTGTTGTCAAGACCCGTTAATGTTGCGAATGGCATTTGGTCAACATCCTCAAACCAAGGTAACACAATTCTTTCTTTAGATTTTCCCCAGGCAATCTTTAATAAATCTGTAAATGTTGTTGATAAATTAAATTTCTTTGCTTTCTTTAG